AGGGTTTTTACGGTTTGCATACAAATGCAGATTATGGGGTTCGGTTGGGAGAGAATACTATTTTACATACCTTTACACTCAAAATATATATGTTATGGGCAAAATGAATGATGATATATTCACCCAAATATGCGAAATAACCTCAAATACTTCTAAAGGTATTCAAGTTATAATGCAAGATTATGATATAAGTGTTGGAACTTTTTGGAACTTTAAAGAGAGTTCGCCACAAAGAATTGAACAATACGCACGTGCGAAGAATATGCAACTACTTATACTTGCTGGTGAGATACTTACAATATCAGACGATAAAAGCGGTGATGTATTAGACGGTGATTTAGGTAAGACTGGTAATAGTGCTGCGGTTAACCGTGCTAAGTTGCAGACTGATTCACGTAAATGGTTGTTATCTAAACTTGCACCTAAAGAGTACGGTGATAAGATACAAGTTGAAGCAGATGTGACTACCAGCGTTAAAAACGTATCATTTGAGTAATTTCACCAAACAATATAAATTCAGTCCTAAAGGGTTTAATCCATTGTTTTGGCACTTAATGCCACTGCTAAGGGATAAGAACATAAGGTACATATTTATAGAGGGTGGTAGTAGTGCTGCTAAGACATACACTATATGCCAATCATTACTTATTGATGGTTTTGTAAATGAATATTCATCAATGGTATTCAGAAAACAATTAGTTGATGTAAATGATAGTGTATATGCTGCATTTAAGATGGCTAGTTATGGCATGGAGTTTGATTACTACGAAATGCAACAACATCTATTTAAAGGCAAAGATGATAAAAGTAATATAAGATTTAGGGGATTAGATGATGAAGAGAACATCAAAGGTATTGAGCGATTTAATGTAGTTTACTTTAATGAGTTCAATCAGTTTGAGGAGCATTTATTTGAGCAAGCTAAGCTAAGGTTAAGGGGTAGACAAAACCAAAAGTTTATATGCGACTGGAATCCTATCAGTGCAAAGCTATGGCAGTATGAAAACTTAATTGATGTACAGGAATGGAAAGATTTACCGCTACATATTGAAGGTCGGGAATATAGCCAATTAAACGAAGATTACTCATTTAAGCGTATCAATGCCAAAGGTGATAGTGTGTGGATTAAACTTACCTACAGGGACAACTATTGGGTTGTTGGCAGACCTAATGGCGGTGGTAACATAGACACACACGCACTAGAAAACTTTGAGGATTTACGGATAAAAAAACCTAACCTATATAGGATATATGCTAATGGTGAGCGTGGTATTATTCGCACTGGTGGTGAGTTTTGGAAACAGTTTAGCGAGGATAAGCACGTACACCCAATAGAGATAGACACAGATAAAACAATACACATATCATGTGACCAAAATGTAAGCCCTTACGTTACTTTGTCTTTATGGCAAATAGACGGCAAGCACATTAAACAAGTACATGAGATACCATGTAAAGAACCCGACAATAACGCACCTAAGTCTGCAATGCGATTAGCTAAGTACCTTGTATCAATCGGATATGAAGATGTATTGTATATCTATGGAGACCCGTCAGGTAACAACAGAAGTGTAGTAGACGCTAATAGTGCAAGTTATTTCGATAAGTTCATTAATGTACTTAAAGGCATGGGATTTGTTATAGTTAACCGAGTGCAAAAGGCGCACCCATCAGTAAGTATGTCAGCAGCATTTATAAATGAGATATACGAAAATGAGCATAATGGATATAGGATAAGTATATCAGATACCTGCGGTGTAAGTATTGATGACTACCTTACGACTAAAGAGGCGCAAGACGGTACGATGTTAAAAACAAAGATAAAAGATAAGCTAACAGGGCAAAGCTATGAGCCAGTAGGTCACTTTTCAGATACAAAGCGATATTTTATCACAACAGTACTTAAAGATGAGTTTAAGAAGTTTTCAGCTAAAAAGCATAACCTTTGGATTAGTTAATAAATATTATATTTGCACTCATGAGTAGTTACGATTTAAAAGAAATAGGTAGCATTATAGTTAGACCACGTAATAAGGCTAACCTTGATTGGGCTAAAGAGGTCAACAGGCAGTTAATGATGCATGTTACTGGTGAAGGTATGGGGGCTGCATTAAAGACGCTAGAACCGTTCGAGAATGACGATATAGCAGCTACTAGACGCAGATATGCGGTATCAACTAAAGACCTATTTAAGCGACTACTAAGAGAGGAAGGTCAAGTATTTACTACCAAAGGTGGCAGTATATCATATACTAATAGTAAGCGTAAAGAGAAGGTTATAATTGATGCCATGTCTAATTATGGCAATGGTATAGGATTACGTAAATGGGTTGAAACATACGCAAAGCCAGCGTTCGATACTGACCCTATGGGATTGATATTTATGGAACACAATGACGGTGAGCCATACCCAACATATAAACGTGTTACATCTATACATGACTACATATCAGAAGGTAGAGAGTTAGAATATGTTTGTTTCTATATTCCAGCAAGTGAAATAAAGCAATATGGCATTAACAATAAAGGCAATGAAGGTTGTAAGTATTACAGGTTTGTAGATGAGGAGTATGATAGGATTGTATATGTGCAAAATGATGTAGCTATACTTGCTCCAATGAATGAGGGGTATAATGCCGAGTTGCCTAATATGTGGGATGATGTGCCAGCTATCATAATATCTGACATGGTGCAATACTATGACACAGGTAGGTATGAAAGTAGAATACAGGTGTTATCGGAATTGGGAGATTGTTTCCTACGTGATAGGTCAATACGTGACTTGCAGAAGTTATATCATGGATTTGCTAAAGCAGTTGAGCCACTATTAAGATGTTCAACGTGTGAAGGTGAGGGGCTGTTACAAGGTATGCCATGCCCCGATTGTTCACAGGCAGGTCATGATAAAGGTAGCGGATATAAAACACGTACACGTATATCCGATGTATCACGTTTCCCGATTGAGATACTTAATGAGGCTGGTGGGTTTGACTTTAGAAAGTTGTTTGGATATGTTACCCCTGATATTGCATCATGGCAGCAACAGAATAGCGACCTATCAGCATTGGAACAACTGATGTACATAACGCATTACGGCACAATGAGTAATGCAACGGTGCAAGGATACAACGGCACACAAAGTACCACAGAAACAGCTACTAAGACGCTTATGGATACATTGCCTAAGCAGATGGTGTTAAATAATCTTGCAGATTGGGCGGAAGGTATTGAAACGTGGATAGCTAATAAAGATGCCGAGTATAGATTTGATGAAAGTGAGCCAAGTGTATATATTACGTATGGTAGGGATTATATATTAAATACACCCGAGCAGATACTTGAAGTGTACCACGCTATGAAAAAGAACGGTGACCCAGTATCTACACTTAATGAAATGATGGTAAAATACATTAAGTCACTATACAAAGGTAGCCCACAAAAACAAGCAGTAGAGTTAAAGAAATACAATGTTGAGCCATTCCCACACATGGGAATTAAAGAGGTTGAAGCAAGTATATATGTTAGCGACTTAGACAAAAAACGTGCAAGATACTATGTTGAGTGGGCTAAGACCATAAGCTATGAGCAATGGTATTCATCAAGTGAGGCGGAACTCGGAAACCTATTAACGGAATATGTAAATAATATCGTACTTTTACAAACACAAAATACATAAACAATATGAGCAGAAAAGCTAAAACGTTCACAGACGAACAACCAAAGCTAACAAAGATTAATCTATCGGCTATGTACACTAAGCCCGATGAGATAGAAGGACAACCACACACTAAGTTTGATTATTCAAATCTTACAGGTGAGGATTTCATGGAGTATAACGAAATACTACAGGGCGATGTAAAGCAGCATGTTGCTAATGGTGTATCGTTGAGAGTAGGTAATGGATTGCTAAACGTAAACAAAGATTACTACTTTGATTTGTATATGGTATCTCCATTGTATCAGGCAATAGACCCTACCAATCCTACACCCACTAAAATAGTATCGGGATTTGTAATGAAAGACGGTAAGGCGGTAAGAAAAGGAATGAAGATGAAATTAAGCACTGCATTGTTACTTAATGCTAATTTGCCAGCAGGTACTAATCAAATACCAGTTGAGTACTTTTTGCTATCACAAAACAAAGAAATAAAATAACACAACATGATACCACAGAAACAAATAGAACAATTAAAAAGTATAGGTATTGATTTAGCTGCATTAGTAGCAGCACATGCAGATGCCAACGAAGTAACAGTAACCTTGCCAGAAGGTCAATTTTTAACCGATACACAAATAACAGAACTATATGCGTCAAAGACCAAAGAGGGCGAAGGTAAAGCGTTTGAAATCGCAAAGAAGGAATTGGCAAAGGTTGGATTGCCATTTACAGCCGAAAGATGGGGCGATGTTGCCAACGAAATAAAGTCACAGATTAACGCTACCAATGATGACAAGATAAAGTCATTAATGGAGCAAAACACGTTACTTAGCCAAGATGTAAGTAAGTTCAAAACAGATGCAGAAACGGAGCGTAATAACCGCAAAGCATTTGAATTTGAAACAAAGATAGTTACATCTATACCTAAGCCTGAAAATGGATTAACACAAAAAGAAGTATTAGAGATAGCTAAGATAAGAGGGTATTCGCCTAAAGAATTGGAAAGCGGTGAGATAGTATGGGAGAAAGACGGTCAAACAATTAAAGACAAAGTAACCCATGCACCACTAACCAACGATAAAGGGATATTTGAAGTAGTAGCGCAGTTAGGGTTTGCACCGTCAGTAACCAATCCACCAGCAGGTAGAGGTATTCCACAGGGCAAAACAGATAAAAGTATTAAAAGCCTAAGTGAAGCCAAAGCAAAGTTCAAGGAAATGCACCCCGATAAAAACGTAATGGGTACAGAGTTCCAAGCGTTTGTTAGTGAAACGGCAAAAGCAGACCCATCATTCGATTTTAGTTCGTAACTTTACACATTATTGTTCACCTTCTAAACTTATGCGACATGGCAAAAGGTAAAAAGAAAGGTAAAATGTGCTAATTGCACCAGCCACTACTTAACTGTAGTGGCTTTTTTTATTCCATTTTATAGAATTATTCCACAATTTGGAAAATAAATTTGGCAATATGATATAATGTTGCGTATTTTTACAAAGTTATACAGGGTATGGCAAATGAGTGGGAACTCATAAGAACTGATAAGGCTGTTAATTGCAAGGGATTTGACAATTAAGTACGCTAAAGAAATTCAAACATCTTTTATTTACTAACGTTTAAAATCTACTAACAATGTCAGATTACGCAGCATCGGTACTCTATACCGCACAAGCACAAATAGCAGCTAGACGCAACCTATTTGAGCAACGTAGGCAAATGCCTAAAGTCCTAAGAATGGGCTTGAATAACTCAGAATATTCTATACCTACAGTATCAGAATTGAGAACATCGCCACTTCGTCAAGTTGATGTAGTGTATTTCAAATCAGTACCTAACGGAACTGCAACAGTTAAAGCCTACAACCACACAGGTACATACGGTGATACTGGTAAGGTAAACGTTACCTACTATCAGATAGTAGAAACAATAGGTATGCCATTGAAACTAGGTGCAAACAACCTATTAAGCAATGCCACATTGTTTGCTAACTTGTATGAGCAAAAGTGGAAAAACATCATAGACCGCCACGAAGATATTGCACTTGCAC